CAAGATTGGAGCAATCTCCAGATCTGAATAAACCCTTTGCAATTACTTTGCCAAGAATGTCATTTGAGTTTACTGGTCTTACTTATGATCCTTCAAGAAAAGTATCGACAACTCAAACATTTGTAGTCAAAGATCCTACTGATGGAACAGAGAGTAAAAAGGCATATATGCCAGTTCCTTACAATATGCAATTTGAACTTTCCATTATGTGTAAGTTAAATGATGATGCACTTCAAATTGTAGAGCAAATTTTACCATATTTCCAACCAGCATATAATTTATCAGTTGAATTGGTTGAGTCTCTTCAAGAAAAAAGAGACATACCTGTGGTACTAGAAAATATCACAATGCAAGATGATTATGAAGGAGACTTTACTAGTAGAAGAGTTCTTCTTTATACATTGAGATTTACCGCAAAGACATATCTGTTTGGTCCTGCATCTGCTGCAACCAAGGATATTATCAAAAAGGCATCAATTAGTTATCTTACTGGTACGAACACCGCAAATACCACTAGAGAGAGGACTTACTCTACTGAGCCTAGAGCAATTAAAAATTACACAGGTGATGCTGCAACTACCCTTGCTGCTGACATAACAAAAACATCCAAAACATTTGAAGTTGCAGATGGCACTAAGGTAACTAAGGGATCTTATATTGCTATTGATTCAGAGGAGATGTTTATCAAATCTATAAGTGGTAACAAGATCACTGTCAACAGAGGTCAAGATGGAACAGAGATTGAAACTCATCTTGGAGGAGCAGATGTTCATGTTATCGATGCTGCCGATACTGCTCTGATTCAGGTCGGTGATGACTTTGGATTTAGTGGAACTTAATCATGAAAAACAAATTTGATGATTTGAATAATACATTTAACACTAATGATGATTTAATTCAACCAGAAGTGATAGAGAAAAAAGTTGAAAAAATTAAAGAAACAGTAGATCATGTAAAAAAGGATTATGATTATACAAGAGGTAATTTATATTCAATCATAGAAAAGGGTCAAGAGGCAATTAACGGAATTCTTGAACTTGCACAAGAAAGTGAAATGCCTAGAGCATATGAGGTTGCTGGGCAACTAATAAAAAACGTAGCTGATGCAACTGATAAATTAATGGATCTTCAGAAAAAACTGAAAGATGTAGAAGAAGAGAAGCAAATAAAAGGTCCATCCACAGTCAACAATGCTTTGTTTGTTGGATCAACAGCGGATCTTGCAAAAATGCTAAAGGATGGACTCAAAGAAGATCCTAAATAATCTTGGGAGAGAAATCCCGAAGTATTTAAGTTACTAATAAAATGTCTAAAGAAGACTTGCCATCTATTGATGATTTGGTCAATAGTGACCTCCCATCAGTCGAAGATTTTATAACAGAAGAGAACGCAGAGGAACTCCCTTCTGTTCAAGATTTTATTGTTGAAGAGAAAGAAGAAGAGATAGTAGAAACTGTTGAGGAAGTAGAAGAACAAATAGATCTTACAGAAGTTATACGTCTTATCAATGACGTAAGAAAAGATATACCTGATATTCCAGAAGTAAAGTATTACGATCAGGAACTTGAACAGTTATCTGAAAAGATCAGTAGTCTTCCCGAAGTAAAGTACTACGATAAAGAAGTAGAAGCAATATGTGAGCAAATTGATCTCGTCAGAGAGCAAGTAAAGGACTTACCAGAGGTCAAATACTATGACGAGCAGGTTGATGCTATTGAAGACCGAATTGATAGTCTTCAAACGGATGTAACGAACCTTCCAGAGGTTAAATATTATGACTCAGAAATTGAGGCAATTTGTGAAGCTATCGATGCAGTAAAGGCATCTATTCCTAAGTTTCCAAAATGGGTTAATGAAGTAAATGAAGTCCCAGATTTCTCTTGGATTGGTAAAACTTTTAGTGTTATTGATGATGACTTTGTAAAGGTCAATGATACTATTGAGGGATTAAGAGGAAAAGTTCAGTTTGATATTGAACAACTCTCTGAAAATGTCGAGACAAAGTATTTTAATAATACAGTCAAGATTGAATCAGATGTCAAAGATCTTGATGATAAAGTAAATGTTCGCATAGACGAAGAAAAAGACAAGATCTGGAAAGAATTAAGATCTTCATCCATGAAGATCTGGGAGTATCATAAAGAGTTTAAAGATGATGATCGTAAACTCAAGAAACAAATTCTTGGGGAATATAATAGTCTCAAACAAAATATCAATAAAGAACTTAAGGAGATTAACTACACCAGTACAAAGACTGATGAGTTACTTCTAAAGTATTTTACTGAACTGAGAGAAGAGATTTCAGGTCTTCCTGAAGTCAAGTATTACGATAAAGATATTGACTATGTAAAGTCTGATATTAAAGGTCTGTACAAGATTGTTGAAGATATTAAATCTTCTCAAAAGCAATTACAAGAAGATCAAAAACTATTAGCAGAAACTAATGTTCCCCTTGGAGAGGATCCCCCAGATACAAATAATTCAGATCCACTTACTCCTATTGATCAGAATTTTGTAACTCTTGATCAATTGCAACAACACTACAAAAGATTTGTAGAGAGAGTACAGTATCAACTCGGATCCATCGGTGGCGGTGGTGCTGGATTTATTCATGATCTTGATGATGTCCAGGTTGGATCAGCAGTTACAAACGGATCTTTATTAATATATAACAGCAGTATTAAAAAATACATTGGTATTGCCAGTACGGCTTTAGGTGGTGGATCTGCATCTGAGTTGGCAGAAGATGCAACAGGAACAAACCTCACACTATCTGGAAATTTAGTTGTTGCTGGAATTGCAACATATGAGGATGTCAAACACGTTGATTCACTTGGATTTTCAACATTCAGAAGTGGACTTGAGGTTAGAACTGGCACTGCAACAACAGCACTATTAGTTCAGGGAGATGCAAGGGTAACTGGTATCCTTACAGTTGGAACAAGTTCTATTACATTAGATGGATCGGATAATTCAATCAATGTTGGAACAGCAATTACAATTAGTGGTTCTACTGGAAAAATTGAAGCATCAGAAATAAGAACAGTAGGAACCTCTGGTGCTTTTTATCCAGCTTGCCTTACAACAACACAAAGAGATGCACTCACGGTTACTGAGGGTGCAATGATCTTTAACAAGACAAGTAAAAAATTAGAGTTCTATGATGGAACTTCTTGGATATCACTACCTGGTATGTCGCTTGGTCTCACTGTGGCACTTGATGGATGATAAATAATATGGAGTATCGTAAACTCAATTGAATGAGCAACCCTCGTATTCCAAGAAAACCTGGGCAACCAGCAAACTCCAAGAAACACTCTGACCTTTACACGGATGAAAATCCAAAGGGAACTATTCATGGACTTGGATTCAAAGATGTTGCAACCGCTAAAGCATCTGTTTCTAAAATTCGCAATTCATCAAGATCTCATGCTCACAAAATCCAGGCAGCAGTTGCTATGGAACAGAGAGCAAGAGAAATGGGTAAGTCTTCGGAAGCAGCAGTTTATCGTAAATTTATCAACTCAATGAAAAAGAAAACTAAGGCAATGAATGAAGCAAAGAATGGCGATCATGAGGTTGCAATGGCACAGTCTCAGTTGAAAAAATCTGCAGAAAATATCAAAAAGGTTAGAAAAGCATTAGGTAAAAAGGAAAAAGATATTCCTGCCTGGATGCAAGCAAAGATCACTGATACTGCACATGACACCGACGCTGCTGCTGGTTATGTAGACAAAATGGATGAGCAATATATGACTCAACAACAGAAAGCAGAACGATATGCCGAAACATTAGTAAATAAGGCAAGGGGTGCTGCTGCCAGATATGACGCTGCTAAAAAAGCAGCACAAAATGTAAAAACAACACCTGGTAGTGTAACTGTTCGTGCAGAAGAAGTAATTATTGAAAAACGTGACGGCAAATCATCCAAAGATAAAGGATATTCTCTCCGCGACTGGTTTAAAGGTGGTGGTTGGAAACAGACTGGTGGTAAATATGATGGTAAGCCTTGTGCAAAACAACCAGGTCAGACAACGAAACCATACTGTCGTGATGCAGACGATCGTGCTGCTATGAGCAAAGATGAAAGAAGCAAACGTGCTGCTAAAAAGAGAGCAGAAGATCCAAATCCAAATAGAAAAGGGAAGGCAAAAATTGTGACTCAAGAATCTTATTCAAACTGGAGATCAGACTTAGAGCAACTTGATGAGTTTATGGGTCTTTTTGGACCAAAAACTGTAACTCCTAAGGATAGTCCTTCTGGAACAAAGTCCGTTAAGGTTGGTAAAAAATATCCTGCTAGACAAAACCGAAGACCTGTTGATGTTACTTATGATAAAGAAGGCAATAAAACAGTAACACCCATGAAACCTGGTAGAGCTGGTTTGATGCAATACAAGTATGGTAGTACCTGGGGTATGCCTCAATATAATTCATATGAACCAGAAGGTGGATTAGTTGATGAATCGAGTTTAAGAAAACCTGCACCAATGCCTGAGTACAAACCAACAGG